TGCGATTGCTAAGACGAGCACGACTTGCAAACTTGTCCGTGAATGCTGAAACGTCAGCACCTTCCGAAATACCTGCAGTTACAGGTGCAGAAAGGCTGTCAACGGTCCACTCAACATTAGTTGCAGATGCACGCTCTTTATTAGCAGACGAAAGGATTGGCGTTTCTTCTGGAGCGAGGATAGTCAAGACATCAGTCAAGTCTTCGCGGTTGGAAACAGCCGATCCTGTATTTGTAGTATCGAATGTATTTGAGAATGACATTGTAATTAAGAATTATTAATGAGTTAGTTTATGAGCGATTGCTCATTTTGAATTTGCGAAGATTAGCAAAGTCTTTTGCATTACCCGTCTCTTTGAACCTGGCTTCTAATTCTTTTAGAGCCTTGGCAGTTCTTCCCATTCCTTTCTCGGATTGGGCAGCGGCTGGATTACCTGTTCTTGGAGGATTGAGCGTAGGAGCCTTCTTAGTTTCTACTACTGGCTTGCGTCCATATATGCTATTTGTAGCGTGAGCAAACCAATAGTCCAACTGAGCAGCAACATCTGGTGCTTCACGTTTCAAGATAGTTTTTAACTTCTTGAATCGGTCATCACCTACAGTAGCCTCAAACTGTTTGCGTAAGTCATTGTCTTCGCCATCCAACCAATCTAGTTCTTTTTTGGCTTGCTGGTTGAACTGCTCTGTGAGCTTTTCACCCTGCTGTTGTGCCTGAACTTGTTTTAGTTGGGCAGGAAGAAAAGTTTTCTGTGCCTTCCGGGCTTTTAGTAAAGCCTGTCGAACATCCTTCTTTGTCCAATCCTTACCCTCAACTGTGGTTACTATATCATCTGCGCCGTAGCCATCACTCTCAAAGATTAAATCCTCAGCCCATTCAACTACTTGGTCAACCTCAGCGGATTTCTCTTGTAATTTCTCGATAGTATCTAGATTCCCATATGGGTTGTTTTCTACCTTTTTCGCCTCTAGTGGGTTTGGCTTCTCTTTGAGTTGTGCCTCTAACTGACTAAGTTTTTCTTCGGCAGCCTTACGCTTTGCAGTCAATTCACCGAATCGAGCTACAGCACGGCTACCTAGCTTGTCTGCTAGTTCGCGCAAATCCTCCTCGGACATATCGTCCAAGTCCAACTGTGAAAGAACATCTTCGGATTCTTGGGAGTCCTCAACGGCTTCTTCAGTCTCTGTGGCTTCAGATTGCTCTTCAACCTCTGATACTTCTTCTACCTCCTCGTTCTCCTGCTCAGGGGCTTCTTGGGGTTCTTCTTCCTTAGGCTGTTCAGTCTTAGGAGTAAGTTCACCAATCCGCTGCTGTGCGAAATCCGTGACGGATATATTTGATTTTTCCACTGATATTTTACCTGCCTCAGCGTCAGCAGTTGCTATTTCTTCTGTCATAATTGATCCACTCATTTACGCCGAGCGATGGCGATAGTCGCATTATAACACAGTGCTTACATTCTATCCAAATGTTTCTTAGATAGTTCATTCCAGTTTACTAACTGGAGTATTTGGTCATAGGTAATAATGCGACCAGAAACTTGTTGTATTCCATCTATAGATGCTTCGTGTAACTCTTCAATAGTCTCTTCACGAAGATCGTGAATCATCTTAATAAATCTAGCAAATGCTTCGTAGTTGTGAAGCGTTTTGATATCGTCTTGTATTTGCATTATCTAGCTGCGGAACGCATTACTTGAACCATTCTAGGTCCCCTGGACTTAACTTGTTTGTACCAGTTGCTATCAACCATTTCATCTGCGGCCATATTGTAATCATTATTCATAAGACCCTTTTTCATTTCTACAAACTTGTTTAGTTTTGTCAAGCCAAGATTAAATGCCATATCAACCAAAGTCATCTTCACGGCTTCTGGTCTTTTAGCAAAGTTAGGGTCATAGGATTGAGCATCCTTAAATGCTTGTGTAAGACTGTGGTTGTAAAGAGTCTTTGTCTCCTTGTCGGTCAACTCTCTGCCGGCAAACAACTCGTTGATATCAATGCCTTGTTGCTTGAGGAATCTGCGATTAGACGCATCTTCAAGGTTGAAACCAATGCCTATGGTGCGGTTGCCCTTGCTATCCTTGTAAACCTTAGGCTTGTTCCCTTCATTCAGAACAAACATATCAAAGTAATTTTTGGCTCTTTGGTCTTTGACGCGTTGATTCCCAAACTGCTGGGCTGTCATATTGTCTGCCATGAGAAAAATACTAGCTAAGAAGCATAGATATGCTCTACTGCATATTCTGCGTTTGTATATCGCCCATCTGTGCAGGGGCTGTTCCAACTCTACCAATCTGTGCATTCTGCGCTTGTTGTATTTGGAACGTATATTGACCATTATACTTCTGAAGTCTAGCAGCAAATGCTTGATCAGACTGAATCCTTTGTGCAACATCAGGCTGTTGGGTGTATTGCTGTATGACTTGTAGTGCAATTTGTCCCCCGGCAGGTCTAGCTGGCATCTCAATACCTGCAAAGATTTTAGCCAAGTCATCTGTAACTTGCTCAACAACCTGCTGCTGTGCAGTTTCAACAGGCTGTAGAACGGCATCAGCCATAACAGGATCAATGCTTGCAGCGGCTACGTCTAGTAGATTATCTACATTTAGACGGTTGTTAGCATTTAACTGGTTGAGTGCCACAAACTGCTGTAGTTTCTTCTCTACAGTTTCTGGGTCTGTGTTCTGCACATCAAAGTTAATTAGTATGTCAAAGTTTTCATCTGGGTTACCCTTGTCAAAGACTTGTGGGTCTGGCACACCTGTAACGCGGAAAAAGACTGCATCTGGTCCAAAGCGTTGAAAGCATTTGTAGGACATCTTAATTACCTCGGCTGTGTGGCTAAGGAACTTGTCTACCAAGAATTGCTTTCGTATCTGACTAATCTGAGCACCTTCGTCTAGTCCAACTAGTTTGTCAGCTAGAGTCAGCAGTGTGTTTTCCATCTCTACTGAACCTGTAGGCGATGGGGGCGTTGGAGCAAAGTCTAGGTCACCCTTACGGCGATATGGTATTAATCTACCTGGACCCCAGTCATTGGGAGCTTGCCCTACTGGGTGTAGGATTGGAGGTAAAGTCGCTAGGCTGTTTCTGTCTACCCTTGAGTCACGCTCAACCTTTACTTGGTTTTGTATGCCGCGAAGTATGGAGGGGATAGTTGTTGTATCGTATAGTCGTTTGCTATCCTCAGATAGTTTTGTAACTACCACCGGATAGTCTTCGTAGCCGTTGAGAAGTTCAAACTTGGCGTAGCCCGGAACTTGTTCGTTACCGCTGAACTCCTTGTGAAATACTGTGCAGTAGATGCCTTCTGCACCATCTTCTTGGTCTATCAGGCGTTGATAGGCATAGCAGATTTCAACTAGTTCATCAGCCTCGTAAGCATTGTCTGTTAGGCTTAGGCTGCGACGACCTTCTTGTTCGCGCTCGATAGAATCAATATTTACACCCCTATACTTAGATATGATGTAGTCTACGAAGTCTTCGTCCCATCCGTCTGTGACTACCTTGTTCTCTAGTTCTTGTGGGGTGTAGTAAGTTTTCCAGAAGCAGTAGGGTGCTCGCTGTGGATCAGTGACATAGGGAGGGAAAAAGAAGTCACCATCTGGGGCAAGTGTTTTAACGTCAGGGGCATTGACCTGTCTGCGAACGATAGGTAGTTCTGCTACTCCAGTCTTTCGCAAGTCACGCAAAGCCTTCTTTGCTCGTTTCTTAGTTGTTCCTTCAAAGGTTGCTTGAAGCAAGGCAGTCAGTTCTTCGTCGTCCTGTCCTTCCTGTATAGCCGTAGCTACATTTGGGCTGACTTGTGCAATCTGATTAAGGTCCAATTGCTGGAGAATACGTCTATCCTCTCTTTGCCATCCTATATAGGTAATCAGTATGCCTCGCTCAAGCAAGTAATTAGCACCTAGTTCCATTTCTCTATGGAACCGGGGTATGTATCCAGAGGATACCATCCATTTCAAAAACCCAGAAACTATGCGGCTACGAGCAATATCTCCGCTTTCTACTGGGAATGCTCTGACGTTGGCACGGTTTAGGGATGCCATGAATAAAGATACTAGTCGAGTGATTCTCTCATCGATAAGATGACACTCCATGTCGCTTGCACCCTCCCAAGGGAAGGCATCTGCTCCGTGCTTACGGTGGTCACGGCTCTTGCCTGGCCAGAAGTTTCTGCGGTCATCGTAAGATGTGCGGCAGAGGTCGAAGTATGCTTCTAGTTCTACAACTGTTTGGTCGTAGGCTAGACGTAAAGTTTTAATATCTGGCTCGTCCTGTAGGTAAGTCAGAGACTCAGAAACATTATCAGTTATCATTATTTGAGATTAATCTTTTTTGCACGGATTTTAATAACCGTATAATATGGGTCGATGATACGCCTATTGTATCACATAGCTCTTCATTTGTCATAGGCACAGATGTTTCATGTAAAACATATCTACGAAGTATCTCCCAAGCACACAATCTGTCTACTTGTTCTTTACACCACTCACGGTTGAGAGTGATGTCATCCTCCTTTTCTGACGTATCTGTAGCTTGTTCCACTAACATCTTCGATTGCCTCAAAGGTTACCTTTTTACCAACTAGTTTACCTTGCCACTTTCGTGGTATTAGCATAGGCACTTTTTTGCCTATATCTTTGTTGTGAACATAGTTAAACTTTGGATTAGGACACTCAGTTAAAACCATACCTGTGTAATGCTTAGGTATGATCTCCTCTATCATAAATGAATCCTCAAGGATGGCTGTGCCTTCCTCAGTTACCCAAGTGTTTCTACCTCTTCCTGTCAGTGAACCCTCTGGCAGCTTTTCTACAGCTATACGCATAGCCTCATCAAAGTCTACCTCTTGTTCCTCTGCTATTTTCACTAGTTTCTTTTTAGGCATTAATACCCTCCTTCTGATCTTCTTGTTGTTGTCATTGAGGTGTCAGAAACGTAGTCTGGTCCATATCCGTCATTTATCATGCGTAAATAACGTAGAAGGTCAATCCAGTCCTTCAATGGTTCGTCTACCTTTCCTCTGTGTCCCCAGTTAATTAAACTCTGTATTAGATTACCGCACGACGAGTGTATCTTTAAGATGGGTCTGTTGGCATCATCTATCTCTGCATCTGGGTTGTAGCGCATCCATTCGTCTAGTCCAGATAGTCCTGTTTCAATGTCTGAGCCGCTAGATGGAATGAAATACATACCCCTAACTGCAAAGCTCTCAAACAGGTCTGTGTTGTTCTCGTTCTCTCTGGCAAAGAAACGAGAGTCACCTATACGTTCATACACCTCTACGCCCAGATCACTTTCTATGTCTAAGAACTCATCTATGTAAGCCTGGACATCATAGCCCAGTTTCTTGGCTGCTGGACCAAACCTCCACTTGGGATCACCGGACAATGCCCACTCTCCGTAACTGTCTCTGTCTGGCCACTCACGCAGTATGGTAATAAAACCATTCTTGTCTACGGCAGCCCATATAGCCACATAGTTCCTAGCACCCGCAGGGTCAACAATCTGATATACCGTGTGTGTGTTCTCTGTGATCTCAGGCATCTCATTGGTTACGTGCACATTGGTATTGAAGTATGGGAACAGAGTAGTCATCGACTTGACTGGCACTCCATACGCACGGGTTAGTATCTCCTCCCTTGGTCTGCCCTGCAAGTCCTTGGCTATACGATCATAGCCACCGAAAGGATTCTCATCTGTATGCAGATAGACAATGCCGGCATCCCTGTTAACACTATACTGCTTTACAGGCACAGGCTCATCTAATAGCTTTGCATGTTTAGTCTCCAGAATCTCTGCATCTCTTAGATAGTCAGCAATGAGTTCTGTGTAGCCATCAATAGGGGTAAACCCTGTAATTAGCCTAGAATCCCTGGTAGCCAGACGGAAACGTTGTGTGTTGATCAGCGTAGAGTCTCCTAGATACTCATCATTGCCAATACCCACATTCTCTGGGTGGTTGCCTAGATTGGGAAACCCAAACTCAAAACCTTCTAATATGGTATGATTATTGCTAAACTGCGTATAGGTCTTGAAGTCCACGCGAGTCCTGGTATCTGGAAAGATAAACGACTGCCCGGTAAAACCATTCTGCATAGAGTAGTTAATGTAGCCTTCGATGCCCTTGGTCTTGCGTTTAAACTCCTTGGGCATAAACTCCCATATAGCAGCCTGTTGAACCTTTACGGATGTATCAGCGTTCTGTGAGAACAATACCACGTGTCCATCCATGTGCTTGGTAATGGACTCCATAAATATCTTAGCCATACCTGTAGTCTTAGCACCACGATTACCACCAAGAACCAAAACCTCGTTATACTTAGACAAAGCCCACCTAATCCTATCCCAACTAACTAGGTTTACCCCATGACGCAGGGGATCATCTATAGTGAGCTTGATAGCATCCTCACGTGCTTTCCATACGTCATAGACGGCTTGCGCCCCCTTTGAGTCTAAGAGAGCCTTGAGCCGCCTCTTGTCAGGCGTAGGTATTGTTGGGTGCTTAGTCCACTGCATCATCTTCTAAATCA